TTGGTGGGGGAATTGGAATGACAAGATTGGCTCGAGCATATGAGTTGATGTTGGAACAAAAATTCGCTGAATTGTATTAATTTTTTAAGTGGGGGTTGTAACCCCCATTTTTATTTTATATCTTTGTGTTATGAAACCGACTTTAACGGATGTTGATTTTAACGAACTATTGGTGATGAACCGAATTGTGACACGGTTGGTGGAACAAGATATGGTTCATTCTAAGGTTAGTAAGTTAGATATCGAGGTTAGGACTAAGTTGGAGTCGGTTTTGTTTTTATTGGATGAAGTAAATAATTATTGCAATGACTATGTATAGACCATTACCACCAAACGTAACAATTAAGAATTCTAACATTGACGGGTTGGGGTTATTTGCCGTGGAACCCATAGTTTCGGGAACTGATTTGGGTATGACACATATTTTTGATGACAGAGTTGAGGATGGTTTGATCCGACTACCGATGGGAGGGTTTTTTAACCATTCTAAGACACCTAATTGTAAGGTGGTAGAGGTTTTATCGCCGATCCATCATTTACGATTGGTGGTAATATCTAACGTCAATACCGGTGAAGAATTAACTGCTGAATACACAATGTACGATCCAACAAAATGATTTTAACGATTATATTAACAATTATTGTATGGGAACTATTAAAGAAACTATTTTGGATATTGGTAAACCGATCCGCAGACTGATCAACAACATTCGGATGTCTTGGCGATGGGCTAAGTTCGGTTGGAATGATAGGGACTTTGATTATGTATATCTCTACAACGTAATGAAGTTTAAGATTGACAATATGGAAAAAACATTTGTCAAATATGGGTATCACGATAACAACGATTATGCAACATCAAGAATGAGATTGATATCTAGACTACTAGATAAAGTTTCAACTGAGTTCTATGAGATGGAATATTGGGATTACATATATGATGAAAACCATAACAAGATTGATAAGATTGACAATTACCTCGAAGCAAATAAACACAATTACAGAAGATCGGGAAAACACTTTTCAACAAGAGGTAGGAATATGAAGTCATTCAGTGTTAAGGAGGCTTGTGCTATGGATATTGGATATTACAAACATAAGAAAGCAAAACGATTATTATTCCAACTCTTGGAACATCGTATTGATTGGTTTTGGGATTAAAAATAAAATTATGAAACGAAGTGAAACATTTAATAACCTTTTGGAATCAATAACCCCTGAAATGGAAGAAAATTGGAAACAACAAAGAATTGAAACGAAGAATAATTTAACTTCAGAATACCAACTTGGTTATTATGTCGGTGAATATATAGTGAATCGGTATTTACCAACCCTATCAACTGATATGATTCAAAATCGCAGAGTTATTACCGTATCTGAAGAAGACACTGAGGAAAACAAGAGACTAGAATCTGAGTGGTTTAACTCTAAACGTCCAAATGAAGAAGGTAGTAAGGATAAATGGGATTTATATCATCAACACAATAAGATGTTGGAAAAAAAGTATCTTCCAAACCCTCTTATTTGTCATTTAGGACCTCTTAATATCCTGAATATGGATGAGTTTAAGAAAGGGTTGCGTTATTCGTTATGGGATTGTGATATTTGTTCATATAATATTGAACCTGAGAATATCAAGATATATGATGATGAGGATGTTAGATTTACCATTGTGGAACTTAAATTAGGTGAATAAAATTATGAAACACGTATCGGCAATTGCCAAAGATGAGAATTGTTTGGAAATCCATTCAGATGATTTTGGGGTGGTAAATGTTAAAGTATTGGATGATGAACGTAAATTAATGGTCAAAATGGAAAATATTACAATAAAGGAACCATTGACCATTTGTTTATACACCGGAAAACCGATGTTTGTTGAGGTCCAAGAGGGTAAAGAAATTTTGGTACAATATGTAAAATTTTCTGGAAAAGATTTGTATAATTAAAAATTGTCCTTTACCTTTGTTGTCACAAACAATAAATGTGTATGAAACACAACATAATCAAAACAGAAAACTATCTAGTTGTTGTAGATGATTCAGAGATTAAAGAAGGTGATTATGGATTTATTACTTCTGCAGTAATGTCTTATGATGCTATGCTAAAAGAATGGAATCAACCATTAGGTTCAAAAATCATTACTCACCTACCAATAAACGATTCACCTATCCTTCAAGGAGTACCACTACTTCCAATATTGGATGAAGGAGTTTTTGTAACACCTACTCACTTTGAGTTTGAGATGGAGAAACAATTTGAATACAGAAAAACAACGAATAATTGTATAACAGGGTTTACATCACTTCCTTATCCAACAAATGAGGTTAAACCAAGAACAACAACCAACTCACAAGGACAAACACAAGTAGTAGGGAGGTATATTTTTAATTAAAAAAGTTTTGGAAATTAAAAAAATAGTTTTAACTTTGTATCGTTAAACAAAATAAGATGTTCAAATTTTTCACGTCAGGGGTTTTTTGGTGTTTCATCGTGTTACCCGTCGCATCAGTTTCACTGATAGTTGCTTGTCACGATGAACCTCACAGATATGTGGGAGTTGTAACTTCGGTTAGTAGTTGGAATGGTGACGCTACATTAAAAACGAAGACAGAAACCGGAAAAGACACAACACTTAAGGTTGTTGCTAGAAAATATGAACATTTTGTAGAAGGTCAGGTCATCACTGTTTGGACTGGTGGTGACCTGTTTGACGGAATCGCATCTACAGAACCACAACATTAAAATTATTAAAACAATGTCAAATAAAGTAGTACATTTAGACACAACTAAAATCGTTTCTATTCACGAGTATAAAGAAACGGAAGTTAATTATTGGGAATGGAGACCTGAAATTAAGGAACGTTCTTATTTGTTTGGTCTTATCCGTTTAGAAGGTAAAAAGGCGGGTTGGGTTGATACTGCCGAACTATGGGACTCTGATGATAGATTAGGTGATGATAAGTTAAAAAAGAAAGGATATAAAGTTTATCCTTGGAATGAGAGGGTCACTAACCGAGTGGTTAGAATGGCTCACGTTAAAGTGGTGTTTGTTAATGGTTATGAATATAATTGTGACTTTGGAACAAATACCGAAATGATTAATTGGATCAGAGACCTAAAAATTAATATAACAAACAAAAAATTTATCTTAGTATAATTATGAAAACGTTTTTTTTATCACTCGCACTATTCACACTTTTGAGTTGTGAAAAAGTGGCTCAAACATCAATCTCTAATGATGTTAGAAAAAATGAAGAATCAACCAAACTTGAATGCTCAGGTAGGTATGATATCTCGGCAGGTACACTTTATGTTTACGATTTAGATGGTCACACAATTTACATTGTTGAGGGTACGTCATCCAATTACCCTGTAGGTATCTCAGAATAACGAAGACTATGAAAGAACGTATTATAAAAATTGGTAGGGTTTTATTGGATATTATCCTATTCGTATCGGCACTCGCCTTTTCATCACAAATTATAACTTGGGGAACCAAGTTGATGAACCAATCAAGTAACCTTCTAATGTTTTTAGGTGTGTTGGTTTGTATCGTTGGTGTATTTGGTATTGTATTAACAATCAACGAAGGAGTGAAAGAAGTGTTAAAGTTATTCCCAACAAACAAAGAAGAAAACAATTAAATTTTAATAAACTATGGAAACGATTTCAAAAATCAAAATCGCATTAGGTCTGGTGGGTCTATTGCTAGTGTTAATCTTATTCTCAAATTCTTGTGAGAGGATTGACGCAGGTCACGTTGGTGTCAAAGTAAATTTGTATGGTGATGGTAAAGGTATTGACGATATTACCGAAGTTACGGGTATCGCATTTTACAATCCATTCAGTCAGAAAATTTATGAATTCCCAACCTTTGTTCAACATAAAGAATATACCAAAACAGATGATCAAGATGAATCATTTGTGGTGAATTCAAAAGATGGATCAGAATTCCACGTAAGTCCAATCATTAACTATTCGGTAAAACGTGAGAGAGTACCTTATATCTTTGGAAAATATCGTAGAGATTTACCATCAATTGAGGAAGGATTCTTAAAGACTACAGTTTATGATGCGTTTAGAATGATTGCTAACTCATATACCGCAGATGAAATGGTATCTCAGAGACAAAATTTTGAAAACAAAGTTCGTCGTCTTTTGGATAGTGTGTTAGTACCTGAAGGTTTTATCATCGGTCAAATGACATCTAATCTAGGTTATCCAAAACAATTCAAAGACGCAATTATTGCAAAGAATAATGCAATTCAATTAGGTTTAACCGCAGAAAATAGAGTTAAAACCGCACAAGCCGAGGCGAAAATCAAAGTGGCGACCGCAGAAGGTAATGCACAAGCAATGTTAACCCAAGCAAAGGCAGAGGCAGAAGCGAATAAGTTAAAACAATCAACCCTTACACCTATGTTGTTACAACAAATGTGGATCACAAAATGGAACGGTACTTTACCTTCCACACAACTCGGTTCAGGGACCAATATGATGTATAACGTAAAATAATTAAAAAAACATTTCAAGGGGGGTTGGTAATACCAACCCTTTTTTATATCTTTGTGTTATGGCAGAAACATTAAACTTAGTAAATCCAAACGACATTTTATCATTCAAATATGAAATCAGTCGTTTTCCCGATGGTCAACAATCTTTAAGATTGGTTGAAGATGGGTACAACACTTTTAATTCACTCAAAGAAAACTCACAAGGAATAACAATCAAATCTCGTTTGAATACGTTTCAGGATTTGGAAATTATTATTTGTGCAACACAAGCACTGAAAGAGGTTGGTGTTAATCGTATTCGTCTTTATATTCCATATTGTATGGGTGCAAGAAGTGACCGTAAGTTTATGGAAGGTGGAATAAATTATGTTAAGACAGTTATCGCACCTATCATCAACTCACAAGGTTATGAACAAGTAATCATCCTTGATCCGCACTCAGACGTTCTTGAAGCATGTATCAATAATTTTAAGAAGAAGGATACATCCGATTTACTTGATTTTGCTTTTCGTGATTATTTTATCTCAAAAGGTTTTGAAACTTTCGATGCAAGTAATTTTGATGGGGTTCGTTTGGTATCACCCGATGCCGGTGCTTTGAAAAAGGTGTTTCACGCAGCAGAACAAATCAAATACAAAAATGAAGTCATCATAGCATCAAAACATCGTAATCTTGAAACCGGTAAAATTGATTACACAAATGTACCGATGTCTGTAAATGATGCCGATAAAGATGTCTTTATTCTTGATGACATTTGTGATGGTGGTAGAACATTCACTGAGATTGCCAAAGCAATTAATGAGGTTAGAAAATTATCAAGTTCGGTTCAACCAGAACAATATGGTAAAAATTATTTGATTGTCACTCACGGTATTTTCAGTTCAGGATTTGATTCTCTTTCCCAATACTTTGATGGTATCTATACCACAAACAGTGTTAAGGATATTCAAGATGGTACCATCGTTAATACATTCTCAAGACACAAAACCATTGATTCTTTAGTTAAACAACTCAACGTATTTTATTATGGATAATTATTTTGAATTAAATCCCGAATCCAAACCATTCTTGGATAGATTGGTAACTGAATGGGAACAACACGGTAAGATTATTATTGCCTGTGACTATGATGACACTATTAGTCCTTGGAAAATGCACAACAATGACTTTAATCGTGTTATCCGTGTTTTGAAAGCAGCAAAATTTACGGGAGCATACTTGGTTATCTTCACAGCGTGTGACACCCAAAGATATGATGAGATTAAATCATATTGTAAATCAAAAGATTTGGAGATTGATTCCATTAACCAAACACCGATTGACTTACCTTATGGTAAGAATGGTAAGGTATATGCTAACATTTTCATTGATGATCGTGCAGGATTGAACGAATCTTTGAATATTTTGGAATCCGCGACATATATTATTCGGGGAAAAAGTCAAAAATATTTTGAATTCTAAAAAATAAAAATTAACTTTGTAACGTTAAAAACAAATTATGATAAATCCATTTTTATTAGCAGATGGGTACAAGGTTGGTCACCACCAACAGTATCCAAAAGGAACAACATTAGTTTATTCCAATTTTACACCAAGAAGTAACAAACACGCACCGAAAGGGTGTAACGAAGTTGTTGTGTTTGGAACACAAATGGTGATGAAACAAATTCACGAAATGTTTGATTTAGGTTTTTTCAAACGACCAAAATCGGAAGTTTGTGATGAAATCCAACGAGAACTTACGATGTATTTGGGAACAGATTACGACACATCACACATCGAAGCATTACACGACTTGGGTTATTTACCAATTCACGTTAAAACCTTAGCCGAAGGAACATTGGCACCGATTAAAGTTCCGGTATTAACAATTTACAATACTGTTCCTGAATTTTATTGGATTACAAACTTTTTGGAGACCATTTTATCCAACTTGTTATGGAAACCTATGACCTCGGCAACTATCGCCAGACAATACCGAAAAGTTTTGAATGGATGGATGGAAAAAACGGATCCATCAAATGCTTGGTTTGTTGATTGGCAAGGGCACGACTTCTCAATGAGGGGGATGGATTCTGTAGAAGCGGTTATCGCATCAGGTCTTGGTCACTTAACATCATTTTCAGGTTCAGATTCTCTTCCTACAATTTATGGAGCACGTAAATACTACAACGAAACTGATTTTGTTTGTGGTTCTGTTCCCGCAACCGAACACTCGGTAATGTGTGCCGGTGGGAAAGAAGATGAGGTGGATACATTCCGTAGATTACTTGAGACATATCCAAAAGGTATTTTATCAGTAGTATCGGACACTTGGGACTTATGGAAAGTCTGTACCGAACACGTGGTAACATTGAAAGAAGAAATCTTGGCTCGTGATGGTAAGTTGGTTATTCGTCCTGACTCTGGAGATCCTGTTGATATTCTTTGTGGTAAAGGAATTTACCAAGCCGGCGATAGATTATTAACTAATGACGAAATTGATGAAGACGTATATGCCCCAGAGTTCAAAGGTGTTATCGAATTACTTTGGGATGTATTTGGTGGCACAATAAATGAGCAAGGTTATAAAGTTCTTGACCCCCACATCGGAGCAATTTATGGTGATAGTATTACCATTGAACGTGCTGATGAAATCTGTCGTAGATTAGAATCAAAAGGTTTCGCATCAACAAATGTGGTTCTTGGTATTGGTTCATTCACTTACCAATACAATACCCGTGATACATTTGGATTTGCAATGAAGGCAACTTATGTAGAGGTTAATAAACCAAAATTCCCTGGTGATTTTAATCCTGAAGGTCGTGAAATCTTCAAGGACCCAATCACAGATGATGGAACCAAGAAATCCGCAACAGGGTTGTTATGTGTTGAAGAACACGATGGTAAAATTGGTTTATACGACAAGGTATCTTGGGCAACTGAGGCAGACGGACTTTTACTATCAATTTATGTTGATGGTGAGTTTATCTATAGAACCACATTAACCGAAGTCAGGAATAAGGTTAAAGAGAGTTTGTGATGGAAATAAAAATCATCAAAAGCAAATACGTTAATAAACACAACGATGTGTTTTTATTACATATGGGATATAAACACTACGATTTGGGGTTTCAAATCCATTCTTGGGGTCTTAGATTTATGTTTATTTGGTGGCACTTGTGTATTCGCTTTTAATTAAAAATAATTGATTATTTTTTAACCCCGAGATTTAGTTTTCGGGGTTTTTTATTACTAAGCTATATTTAATTATATGAGTAAGATAGTGAGATTAAAAGAATCTGATGTAGTCAATATAGTTAAAAGGATTTTAACTGAACAACAGGTAACAAAACAACCAATTAAGATAGGTTGTCGTGACTATGACAAGATAGAAAAATACTGTACTAATATAAAATTTTCAAAATCAGAGGTAGACTCAATAGGTCGGACGAATACGTCACAGGTTAATCAACGTCTATTAGAAAAAATTGATAATATGTCAAATAGTATTAAAAAGATAGGGGGTGAAGACAATAAAGCATTTGCTGAAAGATTTTCAAAGTCAATTAATTCAGCAAAAAAGGATATTGTTAAAATTTTATCAAAATATTATTACACAGGTCTTTATAGTTTAACAGGTCAGGGTTGGAAAATAAATAAATCCACTCTAACTTTAGAAATTATGAACATAATATATTCTCTTTTTTTAAAAGGATGGAATAGTAGTATTGTTGATCGTAATGTTGCAAAATATTATGTAGATGAAAAAAACATCGAAAAAGTTCAAAAAGTAGGTAAGGATCTTTTAGAAAACCTTCTAATTGAGATAGAAAGTACTGTTGATTTTTATTTTTCAGATTTATCCGCCTTCGTCATTGACAATTATACCAGATCAAAATCCACACCAAAATGTACTGACGTAATAATTACCCAAGATAGAGGTTGTAATGATTTACCTGAAGAGAAATGGTATAGCCCAAATAAGAAATACATTACTACTTACCAAATATATGGGGATTACAAACCAGCATTTAACACTTACTCACCAATATTGACAAAGTTTTTAAATAGTTTAGTGTAAAACACTTAAACAAGTTTAGTTTTCGGGGGTTTTTATTATCTTTGTATCCAAATTAGGTTATGAAAAGGTTATTATTGTTGGTATTTTTATTCACACTCTCTTGTTTTGATTCCAAAACAGAACAAAAAGATGTGTATTATATCGTTGTTAAATTAAAGGAAACCAAAGAGTTTTCAAAGTATTATTATTCCACGGATCTTGAAAGGTCCTCGGGTCTTTTATATGAAAGATCATTTATTGATTCTTCAAATAAATATTTTGTCGGAGACACGGTAATCAGGTAAGGAGATGGTATTTATGTTAAAAGACATCATGAAAAAGTTATTGTTTATCACAATCCTTACATCCATTTTTACATTATCTTGGGGACAGTGTGCGTCTCAATGCCCTATCTTCACACCGGGTATGACCATTACACAGGTTAATCCGGGATCACCACCTTTTGGTGAAGATGTGACCAAAGTAATTGATGGAAACAGTAATACCAAATACTTGAACTTTAATAGAACAAATACGGGTTTTATTGTAAATACCGGAAAGAATACTACCGCTGTTAGGATGGACTTAACCACCGCCAACGATGAACCATCACGAGATCCTATTGATTATCAAATACAGGGTAGTAATAATGGGACTTCTTGGACTACTATTGCATCAGGTAACATCTCTTGTAACTCTAATAGATTCCTTACTAGAAGTTTTAACTTCACAAATAACACATCATATTCTTGGTATAGAATAACATTTACATCAGTCTGTAATCTTAGTTTCGCTAACTCAATGCAAGTCGCCGAGGTGCAACTATATTCAAATAGTGTTACACCATCAGTAACAATATCAAGGAGTTCAAATAATGTATGTCAAGGAACTAATATCACATTTACAACAACCCCCACAAATGGTGGTACCCCTACATATCAGTGGAGGAGAAATGGGTCTAATGTTGTTGGTGCGACAGGTTCTTCATGGATATCAAACAATATAAACAATAACGATGTAATCACTTGTGTTATGACATCAAACGCGCCTTGTATCACAACATCCAATGTGACATCTAATTCACTAACAATGGGTGTTACCTCAAAAGTAACACCATCAGTATCTATATTAGGAAATCCATCTGTGGTTAGAAAAAATACGGTTACCTTACAAGCGTTACCGGTGAATGGTGGTGGAGCACCAACATATAAGTGGTATAAAAATAACGTATTAAAATCCACATCAAATCCTTGGACTGATAGTGCTAACGTTGCGGGTACTGACACAATTAGAGTGGTTATGAGGACTTCCCAATCTTGTATAACTATTGATTCAGCTATTGCGAATTATAATATCACTGTATTATCTTTAACCGATGTTGATGTATTTCAGACTTTAGATAAAATCCATTTTAGTTTTGTAAAAAACGCTGATGATGTGGTTTCCATCTATGAGTTTAATGAGAAAACGGGTAAGTCAAGATTGATGACCACAACTACCGACTTAAATGTGGTGTTAGAACATACGTCCAAATACTATTTAGTAGTTTCAGATGGGTATAGTCGTTATTTTGGACCTTTTTCAATAGTTGCCGAGGAACCTCGTAGAACATTATCAATCAAACAATTACTCGGACAAGTCGTAGATTAACATAAGTTTAATATAAAGACAATATATAGATAACACCATCTTAATATACCATACCTACTTATTAAAAAACAAAAAGCGTATGGTAAAAAATTACTTAATGGTGGTATTATTGTTCTTAACCACAATAACAAAAGGACAATTCTTAGATTCAACGAATTATCGTGGTGCGTTCTCACCAAATCAATCTATGTGGACCGATGGTTGGTGTAATTGGTCACCCGAATCAACAACGTATCCAACACCAAACGTTACAATTACAGGTAACATTAGTCAGAACACAACTTGGACATCAAATAATACATATCTTCTTTCAGGACTTGTTTATGTTGATTCTGGTGTGATATTAACCATTCAACCAGGCACAATCATCAGAGGTAATTCAAGTATCTCAAACTCGTCCTTATTGATTAAAAAAGGTGGTAAGTTAATCGCACAAGGAACATCATCAAATCCTATTGTATTCACATCAAATAATAGTGTGGGAAATAGAACCATTGGAGATTGGGGTGGTGTTATCTTATTAGGTAGAGCAACGATGAATCAAGGTGTAGGTTTTATTGAAGGGTTAGCCGCAATATCAGACCATCAATATGGTGGTTCAGATGATAATGATAACTCAGGTATCTTATCTTATGTTCGTATTGAGTATGGTGGTTATGTATTCGCACAGAACAAAGAGATCAATGGTTTAACTATGGGTGCGGTAGGTAGAGGAACACAGATTGACCACATTCAATGTTCATATATCAATGACGATGCGTTTGAATGGTATGGTGGGTCAGTAAATTGTAAGTATTTGGTTTCATATAGAAACTTGGATGATGATTTTGATACCGATTTTGGTTATCACGGTTTGGTACAATATGGTTTATCAGTTCGTGATCCACAGATTGCAGATAATTCATATACATTACCATCGGGCGGATCAACTTCAGAAGGTTTTGAATCCGACAACGATGCAAATGGTTCAAACTTACAACCATTCACAAATGCAACATTTTCAAACTTCACAATGATTGGTCCATTTAGAGGTAATAATAGTTCATCAGTTCACCCGGCATTTAGAAGAGGTGCTAGAATTAGAAGAAACTCTCAATTAAAGATTGTTAATTCAATCATCTCGGATTGGGCAACAGGAGTTATGATTGATGGTGTTGCGTGTGATTCAAACGCAAGAACAGGTTTATTAGTTGTGAATAATAACATCATCACAAACTACAGAACAAGAGTGGGTGAAAGAAGTTCATCAAGCACATTCAACGTATTAGGATTTTTGGGTGATAATAACGACACAATTCCGGCAAGTTCAATGATGGTTCGTCCATATGATTTTACAAATCCCGATTATAGATTAAAATCACTATCAACCGACATTATCACATCACAAATAACATTATATCCAAACCCATCAAATGGTGAGTTCTTTATTCAATCTGAAAACGATAACCTATGGATATACAATAACTTGGGTCAAGTTGTTCATCAACAAAAACTAATAAAAGGAACAAATAATATTCAAGTGAATTTACCGACAGGGTGTTATATTCTCAAAACACAAAATCAAATAATAAAATTAGTAATTAGATAATAAAAGAGGAACTTCGGTTCCTTTTTTTGTGATATTTATTAAGAAAACTATTATGGATATTAACAAACTTAAAGGACACATACCAGATTCGGTATTGACACAAATCCCGATGGTTGTTCAAAAATTTGGAATGGACACACCATTAGAATTATCACACTTTTTGGCACAATGTGCTCACGAGAGTGGAAACTTCAAAGCGGTTTCTGAAAACCTAAACTACTCTGCAGATGGATTGAAGAAAATTTTTCCAAAATACTTTGCGGGAACATTAAACGAACAATATGCTCGTAACCCTGAGAAGATTGCATCAAGAGTATATGGTGGTCGTATGGGTAATGGTGATGAAACAACAAAAGACGGATGGAAATACAGAGGTCGTGGATACATCCAATTAACAGGTAAAGCAAACTATCAAGAGTTTGACAAATTTGTTGATGATGATATCACAAACAATCCTGATTTGGTGGCAACAAAATATCCGTTGTTATCCGCAGCTTGGTTCTTCCACAAAAACAAATTAAATGAGATCTCAGCAAAGGGTGATACCGAAGCAGTTGTAACCTCAGTAACAAAACGAGTGAATGGCGGTACAATAGGTTTAACCGATAGAATTAAACACTTCAAACACTTTTACGGACTACTTAAGTAAAATTTGACAATCCCCGATACTACTTCGGGGATTTTTGTTGTATATTTACACTATATGAGAAAACTATTAACATTTGTACTACTACTAATCGGATTGGTGGGGTACACTCAGACAAATTCACACCAAAGAATTACCGGACGTATCTACACAAGAGGTCTAAACTTTGTTCCATCCAATAACGACATTCAAATTTTACTTTATGAGGTTGATACTTTTGGTGTTGCAAGACAGACCATCCTATCTAACTATACGGTTGCACAACAAGGTAATCAGTATGTTATTGACTTTATAAACCCTCCAACACAACAAGTGGTGGTATATGCCAAACTATTACCTGGAAGTCGTTTATATGGTAAATTTTTAAGCACATTCGGATTATCATCATTGAGTGTGAGACATGCCGTGAAACTTACTATTCCTTTTACACCACTTGGAACCACTTGGTTGGGTCAATATGATATTTATATGGTACCTGATGTTACAGTTATAGATAATAGAAGAAGTATTGATTAAAAATTAACATTTCCCCGATACTACTTCGGGGATTTTTGTTATATATTTACACTATATGAGAAAACTATTAACATTCGTACTTCTGCAGATTGGATTGGTGGGGTACACTCAGACAAATGGACATCAATATATGAAAGTCACTCTTAGTACAAGTGGCCTAAACATCTTTCCATCATTTCAGGATATTCAAATTGTACTTTATGAAGTTGATACATTTGGAGTGGCAACAGTTATCAATCCAAACAATTACACCTTGTCGGTACAAGCAAATCAGTATGTTTTCAATTTTGTATTTAAACAATACAAACCGGTTGTTGTATATATAAAAGTTCTACCTAGTGGCCGACTACACAATAAATTTTTAAGCACGTTTGGAACATCATCTGGAAGTATCAATCGAGCAACTAGAGTAAATGTTCCCAACATACTAGGTGGGAACAATACGATAACACACAATGTTTATATGATACCCAAAATCATTAGTTGGGAACCTTACTCCACCTATATTGATTAAAATTAACATTTCCCCGATGACTTATTCGGGGATTTTTTTTATATTTATGGGTATATGTTAAACTCAAATATTCCATTTTTCAAATGCTTAGTTAAGCAGTCGTATTTTACAAAAGACGAAAAGGATTCCAATATTTTTCACGATTGTTACGCATTTGCCGTTCAATCCATAACAGGAAAAATATTAACCTTCCATATAATGACCGATTACGGAATGTTAAGATCAAGAGTTCCAATCTCTGAGATCTATATGAAAGAACCAAAACAAGATGTTCCATTCCACTTCAAACAACTATGGGATTGTTTTGATAACGATGTTACCGTGATTACTTACGAATACCTGAAAGAGAAACGATGTAAAGTTATTATGAAAGACAAAACATTTGCTTGGGCCACCTATATGTTTACCGTTGATTGGCAAAATAACCCATACAGTGATGAACCAAGTGATTATAAATGTGGTCACGTATTACAGAGTGACGATGGTTACCTAATGTGTATGCCAAATAATAGAATATTTTGGAAGGATTCAAATTGGGTTACAAAAGACTTTCCCGTTGAACCAAAAAACATTAAAGTAGATACCGAGCTTTTATCGGTGGAGTCCGTCTCTAATAGATGGATAACCGAAGACACAAATTCATTCTATTACGATATAGATGAATTAAAGAAAAATTAAATCTTAGGGGTGGTTGATAATTTAACCACCCTTTTTTATTATTAAATTATGGGACAGATTATAGATGAAAAAATTGTAAAAACCTCTCAAAACGTAGATCCGATCTACGTTGTTGAATTGGTTAAAAATACCCCAAACGATATGGTTTTGGGTAAATTGATTAGGGAATATGTGTTAAACGCTGAAAACCAAGATATGTATGAAAATTAAGTTAAAATTTGAGAATATGTGGTTGTGGGACACAACAACAATTCGTTTGATTCCTGAATTAACATTATCACACCTTTATCAAAGAAATTATTTAACTAAAAAACGTGAAGATATTGAAAATCCTGAATTCCATATTAATTGGTTAGGGTTTCAATTCGGTATTCAGGTGATCTTAAAATAATTATTCAAAAATTTGGGGATTTTTCTTCCCATACTTTCTCATGATTTCACCTGCGATTGCATTAGCATCGTTTTCATGTTTTGATCCTGCAGAACTCTTCCCTTTTTGGTGAAGAGTTTTTTGTTTGTAATGCACTAATTCGTGGGCGATAGTCCTCATAATATCACCCTCGTTTCGTTTGTGGGTTGATATCACTATTTGATCATTCTTATCATCAAAATATCCAAAAGATTTATGTTTCTTTGAAAATTCAGAACCTTTCTTAAACTCAATATCAGGAACATCTTTAAGTTTCAAAAAATCCTTACAATAATCAATAAAATGGTCAAGATCACTCTTTTTTGATTCAACCATCAACGACTTTATTCTTGAAATCTCTTCACGTAAATCCATATATGATAAATATCATAATTTTTTATTCCTTGTTGTTTTTTTCGGAATAAAGTCACTCATCACTCTTTTCTCAACGGGATATTTTCCCGGTTTCCATTTAATCTCGGATGATACGGGTCCATTTTTACTTATTTTGGTGTTGTAAGTGAAAGTTTGGATACACTCATCATCCTCATAAGTCACTTCAAATTTAGTGTCGTCAATCTTTTTAGTACTCATAATGCAAATTTAATAAATTTTGAGGATATTTACAAATATGAAGGGAAAATTGTGTTCATCTATTTGTGAAATGTTAAAAAGTAAATATCACAACTTTTTGGAGAATATAAACATATCTCTATCAATAGATGAGAAACGAAAAAAGGTATATTTTGAACCTACTTTGTATTTATCCGAAGCACCGACCCAACAAGAACTTTCAGAATTAAAAATGGATGTGTATGAGAATGTTATGAAAGAAACAAAATCAACACCCATAGCAAGAAACGGTTGGAAATTAGAAAATTCTTCTTTACAAAAATAAAATTATCATCATATTTATTTACAGACCTTGTGGTTTAATATCGTGAGTTAGAAATAACTTTTGAGTTGACCTGAAAATCAACGAAACGATCTTAAAATAAACACATAAAATAAAATAAGGTAAAATGTATTATCAAACAACAACACACCCTCATCCCGAGGCGCACATTACCGTAAATAAGAAAAGAATTAGACAATACGGTAAAAATGTCTATATGGACAACAAACAAGAGTTCGAGATCGAACTTTATAATCCAACCCAAAATAAAGTATTAGCGGTTATCACCCTGAATGGAACAAAAATGACAGGTGGTGGCGTCGTAATTAAGCCAGGACAGAGAATCTTCTTGGAACGATACTTGGATTCAAACAATAAATTTTTATTTGATACCTATGAGGTTGAAAGTACTAACGAGATCTTGGATGCCATATCAAATAATGGTGACATCCAAATAAATTTCTACAATGAGGAACAAACACCTCATAAGTTACTAACGTATAATAACAATACTTGGTTAACAACGAACGCAACTCTTACTCTAAATAATCCAGGAACATTGTCAGAACCTATTATGTATAATACAAATTCAGTAGGTTTCGGTTTAATTAGCGGTTCATTAAACTACTATAACACACCAAGGTCAAGGTCAAACAAAACCCTTTCCCTTGAGACGGGTAGAGTAGAAAAAGGTGCTGAAAGTAATCAAACATTTGTATCTTCAAAAGATAGATTTGAATACAATTCATTTTCTGAATGGACTTGGAAGATCTTACCATCATCGGTTAAACCATACGATTCAAAAGACTTAAAAAAGTTTTGTACTAACTGCGGAAGTAAAATAAAAAAGGATAGTTATAAATTCTGTCCGAACTGCGGAACAAAAATTTAATTAAACAACCACAAGGTCAAAAAGAAAACCCACCAATCGGTGGGTTTTTTATTTAGTCACTTACTAATACAGACCAAGACAATATCACATCGTCTTCTTTATAATTTGTTCCTGAATATACATATGTTGATCTAACAATATCCAAATATTTTCTAATAAATTTGATTCTATCAGTTATTCTTTCAAAATTTAAACAATTAACAAATTCTTCAGCAGTTAATATTTCATTATATTCTGGTTTTTCACATTTCCACGTTTTTTCATTAAAGAAACCTCGTTTTACTCTAAATCTAACAAATAATGAATTGTCCCTATATTGAGAGAATTTAACATCATCTATTGACCAATTGGTATCAAGATGATTAACTAAACGATCGGACATCATTTTAATCATTCTCTTTTGGATAAATTCCATATTAGGTTGTTAGTAATTTAGGTGTAATACACCCTAATAAATATACATAAATTATTTAATAATCACATTGGTCATTAAATTATAACCAACAGTATAAGATGCCGACATTAAAAGACTTCTTTTGATGATCTGTGACCAAGAAGTTGTTTCATAAAGACTTATTGGGAAAGCCAAAGATATTGACGTAATATAACTAGTTTTGGTCATATGCCATAGATCAGACTTAAACCAAAGATTACCAATTCTCATTTCACGATCCCAACTACTCGGAAGACCACCCCAACCCATATGATTCCAAAACGCAGGATCCATATTAGGAAAGGTGTTTCTAAATTGTGCCGGATGATTGATAATCTCACTATTCATACCATAAGACAACCCAGCCAACATCGCAAACCCACAACCGACAGTAATTCTTGTCTTGGTGTATTGTGAAAAGTTAGTGGCGAATATCTTAACTCCGTTTTCAGTTTCTTTCATATTCACCTTAAAGTCCTTATCAAATGGTAAGAATTTTGCTTGTTCTTTAATGGTATCGTATGTAACATATAAACCTAATTTCGCAGCTTCTTCAACTTTTTGTTTATAAGATAATAATTCTTTTCTCAGAGAATCCGTTATAAATAAAACAGAGTCAGTATAAACATACTTTGTTATCACACTATCTTTATACTTAACTAAAGTATCCGTGACGGTTTTGAAAGAATCTAACGCAATTACTTGGCTTTTGAAGGTACTATCTATTTTTTTGGATTGATCCAAGGTAATAATAACCACACTATCACCTCGATAATACTTTATCTGAGGATATTTTTGTTTACCCGGACCTTGACCAAATGCCATAATAGACATCAATGTAAGGAAAATCAATAAATATAACTTTTTCATGGTTAGTTCTTCAATGGACCCAAAGGAATTTTCTTACCTTCAGTGTCTAATTCTCTCAAATCATCTTTTAAGGACTTGATTTCATCCTTTAAATCATCTATTTGAGTTTTATACTTTTTTTCTGTAGTAGTGATTGCCGAGTTAATTGCTGAACTCATAGCATCTTTTGTACTATCAGATAGTCCTTGTGATAGTGCCGAATTTTCAGTTTTAAGATCAGAATTTTCTTCTTTCAGTTGTTCGTTTTCATTTCTTAAACCCGTATTTTCTTTGTAGAGTTCTAAGTTTTCTTTAACTACTGTGACGTGTTTATCACCCGCAAACCCAACTTGGAAAACAACAAATCCTACACTACCAACAACGATACTGATGGTAATAATTCCTTTTGTAAACATATTCTTATTTCTTTGTGTTTTTAATCACAAGAAGATCCCTCAGTTCCAAATATGACTTTCTGTTCGTTTCAGCAAGATCTTTTAACTGATTGATATCATCTTCAACATAAGAATTAAGACGATTCTCAAGGTCGTTTAATTTAGTGTTAAGTTTTTCTTCTGTCTCAAGTTGTCTCTGTAATAACTTCCAACAAACCCAACCCAAACCTAAAGTGGCAATACCGAGAACACCATACTGTATCAGAGAATCAAAGATTCCTGCTGACGGTACTGTTTGAAGTATCATATCTTATTTCTTTTTATAAAGGTCTTGTTGACATTTATCTAACTTGTCTCTTAAATCGTCAGCTTCTTTGATCTTCTTGTCTATAAATTTCCAAGCAACAAATCCAAGTGCTAATACGATTAGTCCCAATGCACCATAATCGGTTAACATTGTAAATACACCAAAATCTTGACCTGTTTTGGTAACTGCTGCGGTTGTGTCTAGTAATACCATAATTTATCCTGTTTTACTATAAATATCACGTAAGATTTATTTAGTTCTTTAATTTTTTTAACATTTTAATCTTTGACAAAATATTTATAATTATTATTATTACAATACGAAAAAATACTTAAACAATTATATTCTATGAAAAATTTAATTTTCTCTTTTGGTCTAATCGCCGCTTTATTATCTTGCGGTAGTAAAAACGAACCTGTATCAGGTGATGAAACTATGGTAGATACAACAGTTTGCGATTCAACAATGTGTGATTCTATGGCTTGTGATACAATCCCTTGTGATTCCTCAGTTGTTGATACAACAAAATAAAAGACCAAACAAAATTGGGTCACGTAAGTGACCCTTTTTACTATGAAACACCAGAAGCTATTAGAAAAATTAATTAATGAACTTTGTAGACCTGATAGAATATTATTATTTGGTGAAAATTCAAAAATCAAATTAACATCTATAACGTTCTCAACCCAAAAAAAATGTTATATAGTTGATTTAAAACTAACGGTTGACGAACCAGAACTCTGTGAAGAAAGTTACCCCGATGGTTTATACCATCTAGTTAAAACATCATTCGAATGGATAGGTGAATATGAAAAAGTTATTATTGTAAGTTCATTAGAGGTTATCTAATCATAGAAAAATATCTCTTCTACGATCATATCAGTACTATCTATAACATTCCAAACACCATACAATTCTTTGATTGTACGAACAATATCTCTATCATCATACAATATAGCCTGATTAAAATCCTCTAAATCAGGTTCATAATCTCTTCCCCAATCTCCAATTTGAATATTATCTACATCCATTTTAATACCTAATTCAGTGGCATACTCCAAATCTTCAATCGTGAATCCATTTACTTTTTTAACATCAAAGGATCCCGATGGTGCATACATAGAATTAACGGTAATTTTTTTAATCTTAGTTAATTCCTGGTATAGTTTTTCAGAAAATGATTGACTAAATAATGTGTATCCTTCAGACTCTTCATATTCTTCAACTCTTTCATATGTAACATCATTAAATCTTGAAAACAATCTCCAATTATGAACTCCTAATAATTCACCAAAAATTTTATCAACCTCATGGTATAATTTATAGTTACCACAGGTGTTAACACCCCAAACGTCGGTTTTAGGTACAATATCATAAAATATGAGATAATCTGTACCATCAAAATCTAAATTACTATAAACAAAATCAACAGTTTTATATTCCTGTTTTGGTATATAGATTTCTAAAAATTTACTTAAAATACCAATTTTATTTTTCATTCCCTTAGTTTAATATCATCTAAATATATGTAACCCATACCTTTATTTTCTATATATTCGAACACCTCGTGAAAATCAATTTTATGTTGGTCGTGCCACGCATAATCAGGTAAGAATTCATCCCAAAAATCAACGTTTTTACCTTTTCTAAAAATACCTCGTATCACATAATAAATATCACAATACATCATGCTAATATCCATAGATTCTATTGATACAGTTAATTCCTTATCATTATCTCTCAGAGTATCTACTTTTTGTGCTAATCTATCCACCTTATTTCTAAATTCAGGACTTTGATATAACTCACAACAACAGTCACCATTCCAAGGAAATACTAAATCACCATATCTAATTTCAATATCGATCATTCCAAATGTTTTACCTCGTTCATAAAACATTAAATTATCAAATATACTATTAACATAAAATTCATACTGTTGTTCTATATACTCACCAACGCGATCAACCTTAATTATAAAATCATCTACCAACGGTACCGCCTCAAATACTAACCTAATCTCAGGATGTGATCTCCAAGTATCCTTTTCAATAAAATCTTTCAAATAATAATCAACATCACCAAATGTGACTTTGTCTATAGTGAGTTGCAATATCTTAAAAATTTTATATGCCGATATCATAATGTTTTAATTATATTATTAATATCTGTAGTAAGTGATGATTTATCCACTCTTCTTATATAACCCAAATCTGTTCTTAAAATATTAATCCAATTCTTTTTATATTTAACATCCGTCCTATTTGTAGTTCTTTCACTCTTATAAAGATCATTCAATTTTTGATATAGTTCTTTGAGTTGCGGTCTATTGAATATTTGTGGATACGTTTTATAAATCCCATCATAAATTGTTTCCAATTTGTTGTTCTTAACTCCGTCCGTTATCTTTGTAAATATAGATGACAACATTTGTGAATCTCTAGAACTTAGTTCTGCAACCATTTTCTCTTCGGTTGGTTTTTCACCTTGCTTATACCCTGTGATATTTGAAACGTCCGTAGTTCCTGAGACTGGTTGTTTATATCCCGAAGTAAGTGATGATATGTCAGTACCTTTTGTTTTTTGATTATATCCCGAGGTTAAACTCGCAATATCCGTTCCTTTAGTTTTTTGACCATAACCCGAAGTTAATTTTGATATATCGGTACTTCCTTGTGTAGATTGTGTGTATCCGCTAGTGAATTGAGAAATGTTTGTCTGTTCTATCATATACATTGATAGAATTTGTATTTTTTCACTTTCGGAAATTATAAATTTGCTCATTTATTTTAATCATCTAAATTGTTGGAAGACGGTGTAGTTCTTTTTGGTGAATTACTTGCCAAATTTTGATTGGTGTTACTTGGTGTGTTTAATGCCGCAATATCACTAGCACTAGTATTATCATCAGTCATACTTGGATTACTCATTCCAATTTCTTTTTTAAATAACTCACCATATTTGGCACAACTAGTTTTTCCAAATTTACCACTTACAGGTGTTACACCATTTTTCTTTTGCCAATTCATCAACGCTTGACGAGTTTCGTTACCAAATTTCTTATCGTTTTTAGCACCGGTTAATCCAATAATTGTTTGAACTTGCCCAACAGACTCACCTTTCATACCGTATTGTATTATTTTAGTACCTTGACACGCCTCTTGGAATGTTGGTGCCTGTACAAAAGTTGCCGCTTGTTGATTAGTTTTAGGGTTTGTATTCTGTTGGGGTTTCTGTGATCCCAACGTATAATCAATTTTTATTGATCCTGTTTTCAAATCTTGATTACCATAAGCATCGGTTTCGACTTGATATGTTAATTTTACACCCGCTTTACCTAAAATCGCGGCATAGTTTTTTACGTCTGCAAGATTGTCTGATTCCATTTCACCATTTAACATTGTTTGAATGGTTTGTTTTTCAAACTTCACAAAATCAGTATCCAACTCTCTATAATCGTTAGGTGATTTAACTAAGTTAAATACGGTAGCAATCACTTTCTCATTAGTATCCATTGCTTGAGTTGTCTTTGATGCTAAGAAATATGCGGGATCATTAATACCCGACGCTTTAGCACGATCTTTGAGTGATGTTGTTGCTTGTTCATAAAGAACCGACTTAAACTCAGTTTTAACTTCTCTCTCATAAAGAGACAGTATATTATTTTTTTCAGATTCTGTTAATTTTATTCTACTCATAACCTTTTATTTATTATAAATATCATTTAATTAAAAAGAGTTAATTCAATATCATCAATTACTGTGAGAGTACCATCTTCAAGAAAATTCAGTAATTCAGAAAATAATCCTTTCCTATTACTAACACCAAATGAACTACTATTAAACTCTCCAATATATTCCGCCAAATCCCAATCATTACTACTTATTTTGGATCTTATTGTTATTCTCAATGTTAATGCGGTATAACGGTTAAATGTTTCTGTGTAATCCACGTTAACAACATTAACTTCAAACGGTAGAGGTAGGTTTATTGTATCTTGAGCGACCTCTTTCATTTTTTCAAAAATACCATCGGTTGATAATACAGGTAACGACGAATCTGTCAGGTAATAATCATAGATATATTCTTTATCGTTATATACAACACTAACACTTAACCTATTTGATTCAAGTGCCGCAAATATTTCAATAAAAGATTTAATTTTTGACCATATTTCAAATGCGATATTCACAGGTGATATAAAATAATCTTTAGGTGTTATTTCCAAATCATAAACCATATGATATCTATCATTCATATTATCAAAATATGAATTTGAAAATTTGGCGGTAACATATCCAAACAAAGTATCTTCTCTACCTAATTTGAATTGTTCAAATGTTGTTCTACCAATTACATTTAATATACCAATCATTGATTTTATTCTAGATTCTAATTCACCCATAACTAATAAATACTTTTTAATTAACTATTGTTAATCAATGGTTGAAAATCTCGGAAGTGGTCTATTTAATAGTTTTATAATCTTGGTTTTTACTCCACATTGTTTAATACCCTCATTATCTTTTGGTGTGTGAACAAAGTTTGTTAACCCCCAATCATTTTCATATCCTTCTTCATACCACTTACGTTTGGTTCCTAAGTCTAAGTCATCTACTGCGACCCAATGTGTAACTTGTGGATTTTGTTTTAACCAATATCGTATCTCACAACACCTTTCATATTCTAACATTTCATTAGGATCTATTTTTGATACATCGGTGGTATCCATATCAGAATTATATCTTTCAGTAACACCTATTGGTTTTTTCTTTATCTCCCAAAAATCAAACAATTGTCCAAAGTCGTGAATATCCGCCCAGTTCTTCCAATCTGAAGAAATAACAATCTCACAATCTGTTTCATCAATTATTGAATTCAAAACCACCAATCCTTTTTTATTAAAATTGTCAAACCTCATATGAACATTTTCATGCTTTGAATGGTGTCCTTTTTTATTATATCTCGATCCCCATTCTGATGCTAAACAAATTACTCCGTCAAAATCTAAAAAAAGTACTTTCATTGTTTTTTTTTCATAAAGATAACCATATTTATTTGAAAATCAAAAAAATGAATGAAGTAAAATATGTCCTAAAGGGTGATCGTGGAACCGGTGGTTTAACTGTGTTATGTAAAGAATGTTATAAACCTATTGAATATATTAAAAAGGGTGAAAAACGAGAACCCAAATCGGCATATTGTGAATTACATATCCCGATGGTGGATAATTTAACTTTGAAGGATTATTCTGAAGATCTTATTTCAATTTGAAAGGTCTCCCCAACTCAAAAGAACTTTGTCAAACGTGACTGTTGGGTGTTTATACCCTCAATTTGAAAGGTTTCACCAACCCATCTACCCATAAGTGATTCTAACATAGATACTTCCATAGGAATGTAGCGAAGAATTTGATCAATAATATCACGATAGATTGATAAATAATTTTCATTTTTCAATCCCAAATGACCATATTCTTCAGGATCTATAAACCAAATATTACCATTTCTATATTTTCTCCATTCATAATTCTTAAACTGAGTTTCCATAAATTTTTTGAAAACAGGATATAACTTATCTTCTGTTACTTTAACTTTCATTGTTCAATTAAATTTACATCAACATACGCCACAGGCCATCCAACCAATCTATTAATGTGATCAGAAAACTCATCACTTGCGTCATCAGGGTTAAAAACAAAATCTTCAAAACATTCCGTTGTTAATAATTCAAGATCCACAGATGCGGTTAACTCAAATCTACTTTTACTAGATTCTCGAGGTTCTATTCCAAAATTATTTATCTTAAATCTAATTGAACAATTTGTTTCAATATCTTCATCATAAAATGTTCTTGTTTCCCATTTATTCGCATACTCAGCATTCAATCCATTAATAAAAACTTGTGGATCACCATCATATTTTGTATCCAAATAATCTAAATACATTTTAAAAGACTCCCACTTATCAAGTCCTAATGAATTTCCTAATAAGTCAGGAATAAAGATACCTTTATGTTTATCCAACAACATAAAAGCGATTTGTTTAATCTTATTTTCAGTAATCAATACTTTCATACCATATAAATATGCACAATAAGTCCTTCTAGGAGATATTCAGCAAATAACTTCATTTTCCCAGCATCTCACCCACGAAAAACTTATATATTTACCATTTTTGAATCTGTCGGGGACAATCTCAGATCTATTTGACCTTACCAACCCAACGTCTGTTCCTCATTTGTTACCGGACTTAAAATATAATCATAGAGGAAGTTCAAGGACTCAAAAATAAATATTATTGATTTTCAAAAATTGTAAACCGTGTTACTCTTCTATTTTCCCAAGTAACAACATCATACCATATTGAAAACGGTCGGCAATATATCGTTCCAAACAACAATGATTTATAAACAACCATCGTTTCTTGTGTTTCAGTATGTACTGCCAACGTTATTATCTCATACTCACCACCTTTATAGTGGTTCCATTTTTCACTAGGTCTTGGGTAATTTTTCATAAATTTTTATTTTTAATTAACATAATGATCCAAGCAATAATCATTAAAGGGTAAAACACGATCATTGCCAATCTTTCCGGCCAAGTGAACGGGTCTGTTGCCTTATAAATGTCATTCAACCATTCAACAACAAACCCGAACAAAATACCAATAATAAAATATGTCGTAACAGGATTCATCGGTTTAATACCTCTTTTTGGTAATACTCATTAAACCCTTCCAATAAAGAGGTAACGGATTGATTAGTTTCCAATCCAATAACCGTATCAATCAAACCAAACTCAACCGCTTCATCAGAATTAAACCATTTATCACGACTTGATACATTCAATACCTCGTCAAAACTCTTTCCTGTGTTTTGAGATAAGATCTTAAATAAGATGTAATTGTATTTTTCACCTTCCATTTGAGAGATTCGGGTATCTTGGACATTACCCCTCATTCCGTGAGACACTTGGTGTGTCATTACCTTAGCGTGAATCAATGAATGTCTCTTACCTTTGGTTCCCGATGACAATAGAACCGAACCCATCGAGGCACACATTCCTATATTGACCGTAGAAACGTCAGATTTGACGTAATTCATTAGATCTACTATTCCGAGACCATCTACCACCGAACCACCCGGAGAATTGATATAAAGGGTTATATCACGTTTTTCCACGGAATCCAAATAAAGGAGTTGGGCTTGGACAATGTCAGACATATGCTGATCAACAGGACCTGACACCCAAATGATACGATCTCTCATTAAACGAGAAAATACATCCATCTGTGTGGCTCGCAATTCACGTTCTTCCAAAATGTAAGGGGTTAATCCCGCATTGACATCAATATACTTGTTAATGTCAGTTTTTGATAATCCAAAATGTTTTTCCATACGACAAAGGTAAAACATATTTTTGAAAGTTCCAAACCTTAACAAATAAAAAAACCCCGGTAGCGAATCGGGGTTTTAATTTGGTCGCAACAGCAACCGGTCCTAAGCCCTCAATGTTTAGAGGGAATATCTTTTTAGAATCTTTCCCAATATATCCTGAAATACACCAAATCAATTGGACAGGCAAATGAATAGGGATCGAAACCTAAATAAGTTTTTATGCTTTTACGAAATTCTGATTTTACATTAACATCATATTCGTCAGTAAAATATAATTGAATTACTTTTTGTTCAACGTTTCCAATACCAGCAACTAACACAAGATTATTTTTAATCTTGATATCATAAATTCTTTTATCATTAGAAAGAAGTTTTACAACCAATGTTGATAATTTATCCCCCAATATAGTAAGTTCTTCCGGTGTTTTATCTTCAAAATTCATATTTTAAGTAACATTATTAACATAAATAGTTTGTGAAATCAAAATTTCTACTTACCTTAGCAATATGAACATATTCTTTTTAGACTACGATGTAAAAAAATGTGCTGAAGATCATTGTGATAAGCACGTTGTGAAAATGATTTTGGAAACTGCCCAATTATTGTGCGGTGTACATCACGCCACGGAACAGGAAACACCAAATGTCCCATATAAATTATCACACAAAAATCACCCTTGTGCTATATGGTCTCGTCAATCATTAACTAACTACTTGTATCTATGTGAGTTAGGGTTAGAGTTATGTTATGAATACACCAAAAGATACGGGAAAACTCACAAGTCACAACAAGTAATTGAATGGTGTATTGAAAACAAACCTGAGATTGTTGATCTTGGATTTACGGATCCGCCGAAAGCGATGCCTGATGAATATAAGGTCGATGATGTGGTTCAATCATATCGGAATTATTATATCGGAGATAAATTAAAATTTGCAAAATGGAAAACAGGACATATTCCTTCTTGGATGGAAGATATTTATGTATATGTTTAAAGAGTTTGCACAAGTATTATTAAATATCCCGATGAAACAACGATTACTTGGTTTGGTAATTATTGTTCTTGCTTTTGTTGGAATGGAACTCGGATTGTCGTTGATTAAAACAAAAAATCCTGAGACCGAAGAAATGAAAAAAACTATCAGTACATTAAGGATTGAATTACAAATCACAAGAGAGAGTGTTGTGGAGGCTCAAAGCCAACTATCAAAATTAAACACAAGGATTATTGAAAGTGAGATGGGTTGTACGAATAAAATAATGTCAAGAGAACAAGAGATTTGGAAAATGATTGACTCTGTTCAGAGAATTATGAAAACTCATAACAACAAACAACTTCAGACAATTGAAAAAGTTACGACATCATATTATGATCCTAATGACACAGGAGTTGTTGTTTCAGCGATGGTATTACCACCAAAAACCAAAAAGGTTATTGTAAAGGATAACACTGAAGCGATTGAAGCGATGGATCTAATTAAGAAAAAGATTAAAAAATCAAAATAATCCTCTAAATTCTTTTGGTAGATATAGAAAAATCTCATCATTAGTATAGTCCATATCAACTTCACTTTCTTCAGGAAGTTCGTTAATTAATTTGAACAAAGTTTCGTACAATTCAGAATTAAAAGGAAACTTCACAAGAATACTATCAAAACCACTTGCAGATCCTCTCAAACTTTCTTTATCTACTTCACCATCATACATTTTAATTAATGCGGTTACATAGAATCCAAAACTTTCGTTATCAGGACTAACCTCCTGAGTTTTATAACGTTGATCGGGATCATAACTAACTTCCTCTTCTTCATCATTATCAATTAATGATGATGGTATATCTGTTTTACCACCTGATATTAGATATAATTGTTCTTCTTCAGATAATGCGTCAAAACCTTTTTCATTATATAGATCTAATACTTTATTGTAAGCATCCTCATCATATGCTTCGGTTATTACTTTTTTGATCAGACGGACCAACTCAGATTCGGTAAGTTTTATAATTTTTTTCATAACAATAAATATTCTTTGTAATTAAAAAGTTGAATCAATCTTGATTTAGATATGCCGCACTTACAGAATATATTCCACTGAGGTTAAGCTTCTTAAAAATAACCTTCTTAAGTGCTTGTAAAAGAGTTTTTTCATCAACAGGAAAAAATTCTTCAACAGTTATCATAAATTTTTCATCAAAATACATAACATTCGAACGCCAACCGGAGGAATTTAACGAAACATATATCATTTTATAATCATCTGTTTTATTAATAAAAAACATTACCTCTCCCTCAACTGGAACCCACTTGTAATTCTTCTCAGGAAAAGTCATATCAAAGAACCTCTCTAACACTACAGACAATTGGTCAATATTAACAACAACTTTTTTCATAAATCATAAGGTATATCATCCAACAAGAAATTAAATTCTGTGTGACGTTGGATCGGTGTGATGTTTAATTCGGATTTAATCCATTCTATCAAGTGTCTTATAATAGTTTCCCATCTAATGGGAATGGAATTTTCTATAGATTTGGTAAATTCGGGATTAAATTTAAACGTTTCGTATTTTGGGTTGTACCCCATCAATGCCACATTATTTTTGTCCAAAAATAAATTTTGAAATCTTGTTTCATTTTGAGGTTCAACCCAACGAGAACCATTACTTTTATATAATTTGTCAATATATAATGACAATAGGGTGTATATTTGGTCGTCATTTAATTTAACATTCATATTCTAATAAATCTTAATATATTTGATGGTAGAACCATACCTACCCTTAAATCTAACACCTTCTCGACCCATTTTGCTAACGCATCATATAGTCTTTCTCTATCAAAAGGAATAAATTGTTTAAGTATTTCATAAAATGATTCATTAATATATAGAAAGTTTTTCTTACCTTCATAATGTTCTTCATATTCTACAATACTTTCACCTTTTTGGTTTTCAAAAACATAAAAATTACCTTTTTTATTCCATGAATAATCCGCATAATTAGATTTAATAAATAAATCAATTAATTTAAATACTTGTTGTTCTAATACCGATACTTTCATTATGATAATTTTGCCGGTGTTTTATTAATTTTTTCTACCTTTACATTCAACTTTTCTTCAACCCATTTTACTATAAATTCAATAATAAGATCTTCATTTACTGGTATATATCGTTTCAAATCATTAACAAACTCATTCGTAATAAATAACCGATCACTAGTAATTCCAAAAGGTCCTTTACCAAGAGTTAAATGATAAAAACTCAAAACAGTATTGTTTTTTTCAGAATTAGAAAATGAAAATGAATAACCATGTTGATATAATATAGCAGTTTTAGACCCTTGAATAATTTTCTTTTCCCATTCATACTTTTTATATGCCGCGTCCATAAATTTACAAAACAACGAATATATCTGATCAGATGTCATTTTTAATTCCATATAGATAAATACCACAAAAAACAAAAAACCCCAATCCGAAGATCAGGGTCGATAATTTTTAACCAAATAATTACTTGGACATTTCTTTCATAAAACGTTTGGCTATAGGATTTTTTGAATAAACATCACCCAATGATTTGAAATCGTTCATTTTGATTGATCTTTCAATCGCATCAATTATTGCCGTGTTTTTATTCGTTTTGAACCACTGTTTCGCACCCATCTTATTTTTTGAATATAGGTCAGCCAATTTTTTGCCGAACTTTTCATTTTCATTTGCTTGTTCAGACACAAAACCTGACATACCAACCAAGGATCTATTTTGTTCTAAGATAACTTTCTTAACTAATCTAACCAAATCGGATTCGGTCAATGTAATAACTTTTTTCATAACTAACGTTTTTTATATAAATATATTCAGATTAAGAAAAGAATATTTTATTCGGGATTAACTTTCCAACGAACACGATAAAGAGCATAATTTTCATCCCACTCAATCTCAGAATACGGACCACCATCAGACGGACCAAAATCACATATAATATCATCGAGTCTAACACCAGAATTTTCGATCAGAAAATTCATGGCTTCACTTGCATTCATATCGTTAACCATCATTCTATTCATAATGATAAATATAAACCAATTTTCAAAATTATTCTTCCCAATGATATATTTTAACGGTTGCCGATTTTCCCATACAATCCAAATGATCAAGTACTTCCAATTCATTACCTTGATAATAGATCTTATCAATAATTCCCCATTCAACATCGGGGGTTAATACGGATGATTTCAAATATGTAAAGTCATCTGATTTGGGGACATCATCAGATTCAAACTCATATGAAAAGATTCCACCCTTGAATTCATCGACGCTAAAATAGACAGAAGAATTTTCGGAAGGGAAAACCTCATAATCGTCAGGTTCCACATTTTCATTTTTCACAATGTCTTCAATTCCGAATTCCAAAATCAATAATCCATTTTCATCCAGGACCTCAAACAACATTGTTTCATTATCAAAAGGTTTTGTCATATGAAGGACATCACCATCCCACACATCAAAGGTTTCCAAATCAAAACGAATTTCACCAACATCATCAATCCCGTTTTCTTCCATAAAACGATTGATAAAATTAACCTCACGATCAGATAGGGTTTTACCAATAAAATCAGCATTCCACCCATAAGTATTAAGAAGATATCTCATGATGCAAATATAACATATAAAAAACCCCAATCAAAGGATCGGGGTTATAAAATATTTTAGAAACGTGTTATACAAACTTAAGTATTTCACTCATTTTATTAATAATTTCTTTAAGTTTTCCAGGTTCTCTCTCAAATGTCTCTTTGGCGTCCATCTTACTTTTTTCAATATTAAACGGAGCATCAAGTTTTTTAAACAAAGTCCGTTGCAAAGACACATATTTCTTTGTAAACTCAGATAATGACATCTCGGGATTTACGGGTCGTTTATTTGTTCTACGAGCCCTCGCCGCATAACCATCTATCATATTTACAGTATCTACTTCAACATCCAAAGACTCTTCAACCCACCGTTTAATGTAAGAATAGAAACTCGGTTCATCATATGGAAGTTCATTCATAAATAAACGACTTGCCTCCACGGTTCTCGTTGGGCGGTAATATCCAACATACGGAGTCATCATCCCGTTATCTATGAATATTACTGAGTCATCACCATCTCCAGCCCAATCAGCATCAGGGAAAAAATGATTAATATCATCTTTGAAGTCTTCATACCCTTCTTCTTGTTCATTAACAACACGTTTAACCAATCTAATCAAATCGGATTCCGTCAATCTAATTGTTTTTTTCATATTTCGTTTTTAGTTATAAATATTATCAAAAATGAAAGAATTATTCATCACAAAAAGTTGAGATTTCATCAAAATAATAGTCTTCAATCATATTACCAAATCTAAGTTCGATAAAATAATACATCTTATCCTGAAGCCACTCACTTCCGTACGCTTTATCCAAAGGATCATAAGAATACATAAATGTGACAACACTAGATTTAATCACCTCTTCCAAATATTTGGAATACTCACCCAAATAATCACAAGGGTTTATCTCATACGATCCCTCCCCAACAATATCTCTAAGATGGTTCATTATTTCATTATCGTTGGATCGTCTTAAAAGCCATGACCAAGCCATCAGTTCATCTTTGGTGGCTTCTTGTTCATTGATAACCTTTTTTATCAATCCAATCAATTCATCTTCAGTTAATCTAACTTTCATAATGATAAATATACCCAAAAACAAAAAACCCCAATCCGAAGATCAGGGTTTAATAAGGTTATTCACCATCAAATATGATTCCCCAATCTTCGTTGCTAATTTTATCACGACGAATATCGGAATCCATCAACTCCTGATGTAGGGAATCGTAATATTCACCATTCATTGGTTTCATATCACTCGAATTATAACGAATGTGTTCCTTGATCTCATCTTCGGTCATTCCCGCCAATTCAGGATAATTATCGGTGTCAACCTCAATCGGTTCTCTAACAATCCAAGTGCAATACGACTCGGTAGAATAAACATTTAACTTCATAATATTTTGTTTTTAATAATTATAATCATCAATTTTTTCATTGTCAAATCAAAAAAGGGGGTTGGGGGATTTTAACCGAAGGTTGTTAAAAAATTTTTCAAAAACAATCCTTACAATATTTCCATTCAACAACAGTCTCACCATCCTCAAAGGTCTTACTTTCAAAATAGGATCTCCAACCATCACTAAAATATACAACCTCATACCAAGAAGATGTCCCCAAGTCAGTAATGTGGGATATCTTTGCCAATATCGGCTCAAACTCATTAATTTCCATACATTTTATTTTTGTTTGTAGTCAGGACAGGATTCGAACCTGTATTTGTATATGTTTGTGACCTCGACTGCAGCTGTATCCTCAAACTAAATCACCTGCCGATGTGCGTCTACCATTCCGCCACCTGACTATTTGTTTTTAGTATACTATACAAAATGCAAGCAATAATGTTAAGATAATCATTGCTGAAGCTAAGGATAGGGCAAATAACATTTTTTTCATAACTTTTATCTTTAGCAGTCAGAACAGGACTCGAACCTGTATTAAAGAACTCACTATCTACCGTTACCAGCATCCTTAATAGCCCATTGAATTGTTCCCAATTCCGCCACCTGACCATATATTTATCGTACCCCAGGATATATCACATCATCGGCTACGATATCCATTTTAACACCATCAACCCAAGCGGATGCTTTCCTTGTTCCATACATTTGAAAACTATCACACTCAACAACCGAACCACCACTAGACCATCCACTTCCATTTCTAACATCCAACCGACATTTGCGGTGTTCAACCTCCTTCACATCACAACCATAAAAAATAATTGTCATCAAGAGCACACAACCAAAGGTTCGGGGAAGAATTCTTTTTCCTGTTTTCATATCACTTATTTAACTTAACACCACAAAGGTAATAAACAAAATCCATATTGCCAAATTAAAAATCAATATTCCGATATATTCTTCTGTACTCCAAAATCACATCCTTCAAATTATGAACAA